ACCCCTAAGATTATTTATTAACTAATGCGTATAATATAAGGATAGCAATAACTATACCAATTGCAGTTTTCTTATTGGTTTTAGCTAATTCCCATAATTGTTTTACTTTTTCCATATTTTTCTCCTAGTTAGTCGTAAATATCCCCCCAATTAGATCCGAACTCATAGTCTACTTTGTTGGGAACTTCAAGTGTAACAGCATTTTCCATAATCTCAACGATTTTTTGGGCTTCTTTTTCGTTCTCAATAGATAAATCTAATTCATCATGGATCTGTATATGCGGTATTATTCCCTCTTTGTAAAGCTCTAGCATAGATTTTTTTGTCATATCTGCGGCACTTCCTTGAATTAATTTGTTCAATGCCTTGTATGTATAGGCTCTTCTAATCCCTGGTCCATGTTCCCTAAGTGCTTCTTCATGAGGCAATGCCTTATGCATCCCGAATTGATTTGGTTCCCATAAATGGAAGCGACAAAGACGGCCCAGTAAGGTTCTTATCTGTCCTCTGTCCTGGGCTCTATTAGAAGCTTTCCCCATTAACTGTTTAACAAACGGCACTTTATTATGATAAGTTGTAAACAAGTCTGCTGCTTTTTCTTCTGTCACCCCTAGTTCTGCTTGTAGTTTAGCTTTACCCATTCCATAAAATAATCCTAAGTTAATTGTTTTGGCTTGTGATCTTGGAATTTCTGCCATATCGGCAACGGTTTGATGAAAATCAGAATTAGAATCATTTTGATAAGCATCAACAACATCGTAAACGGAAGGAAGTTTATATAAAGATGCATAGTGAACGACTAATCTTGGTTCTTGTTGAGAATAATCAAAGCATCCCCACTTACATCCATCTTCAGGAAGAAATAAAGATCTTATCTTTGGGCCTAAATCTTTATTCCTTGCAGGAATTTGTTGGAGGTTAGGATTCTGATAAGAAAATCTTCCGGTCACTGTTCCTCCCCCTGCATTTCTAAGTTGGTTTATCTCTGCATGTATTCTTCCTTTATGTTCATATCTTAAAATAGAATCAATAAAAGTTGTGTGAGCTTTATTAATTTCTCTTGCCTTAGCGATCATATTAACAATAGGATGTTTATGTTCTTGTAAAAAATTTTTAGTAAATGATGGTGCTTCAGTTTTTTCTGTACGTGGGTACCCCAATCTTAATACATCAAATACATTAGCTATACTTCTTGCTGCCCAGATCTGTGTATCAATATTAGTTTCTCCTTTTATCTTATGTAATAAATCTTGTTCTGCTTTTTTAAATTCTGTTTTCATTGCATGTGCTTTTTCAATATCTACGCGCACACCCTTAAATCTCATGTCAACCAGGCACGGAAATAAATCAGATTCTAAATCAAATATATCTTCCAAGTCCTGATTAATAATTTCTTTTTTCATTTCTTGCCAAAGACCAAAGGTTACTTCAGCGTCTCTTTCTGCATAAGATCCAACATGCATAGCCGGAAGTTTGTACATTTCTGCTTTAGGATTAATGCCCCATTCAGAAGCTGCTTCTGCTAGTGCTGCTTCATTTTTACCATAACCTAGATAATGCCAAGATAAACTATTGAGATCGTAACGAAATCTGTTCTCGTCAGTTACGGCTGCGGCAATCATAGTACATGCTATATCGCCGTTTATTTTAAAGCCCATAGCCCTTAACCAACAGACATCGTAAATAGCATTGTGAAAAATTTTTGTAGATGGTGCTTCTAATACATCTTTTAACCAGGCCAGGACACGTTGTTTATCCATGTTACCACCACCTTCGTGAGCAATTGGAAAATATCCTTTGTAATGTTTTGTTGCAACTGCAATACCAATTACTTCTCCATTACCAATAACAGAACCTGATCCTTTTTTAATTAAATCAGGATCTCTTGTTTCTAAATCTATTGCAATCTCTTCTACCTGACGTAAGTCTGGAAACTCTGTAGGTTTAACCCATTCAGTCTGTGCTTCAAACTTAGGAATTTTCATTGGACCCCATAATCTCTTTCAATAATCATATCAATATAATGTTTGGCTTTTTCTAAATCTTGTGCTTCTCCTTTATGTGCATGTCTGCAAATATATTTAATAGCATTTCCTTCTGCAAATTGCAATTTATTCCTGTTTATAAACTCACTTGGCTGAATCACCATATCTTTATAGTGAGATCCTCCAACCTGTTTATTGTAGACTTTCGATGTCATATCCATTGGCCTCCTTTTTAGCTGTCATGATATATAAATTTTGGCGCGTTCTTGTAACCCCTACATACCAAACTCTGTTTTCTTCATCTGCTTTTTGCCAATTTTTTTCTACTGCTTCTCTAATTGTTTTTGTATTGTCTAAAATAAGTAAAACATTTGTTGCTTCACCACCCTTTGCAGAATGTATTGTGGATAATTGAACTCTTGCAGTTTTGTTTAATTCTTCTTTATGTCTCAATAATTCTCTAATATATAAACATTCTTCAGGATTAATCGTGAATACATCATACCATCGCTGAGTATGACTAAAACCAAATTCTTTTAAATCATACATTCTTTCTTCTTTTAAATTATTGGTATAAGGAACACAGTCTAATACGTCCTTTATTTCACTTAAGGAAAGTTGATCATTTTTATTCTGCCATCTTGTGTAGTTTAAAACACTTTTAAACAACGTCGCCCTGAAACTTTTACGACCTTTATATTGAAAATAAACCCCGAGATCCTTAAGAATGGGTTTAAGTTTTTCGAGTCTGTCGTTAGTTCTAGCTAGTATTAACCAATCACCTTTTTCTAAAGGAGCATCTTCTATTGAACTAATATAATTAACAACTCTATCTTCGTCTCTTGCTTTCCAAATCTTTTTTATTCTTCGTTCATCTGGAATCCTATCTAAAATTTTATCAGCTATATTCTGTACTTCTTTTGGAACCCGATAAGATTGTGGCAAGATAATGTCTTTTTTAGATGTAATATCTTGAAATTTTTTAACGTCCGCACCAGCCCAGCCATAAATTGCTTGATCGTCGTCTCCTGCTAGTATAACATATTTGGAGTTTTTACGTAAAATTTCCACCATTTCCCATTGTATTGGAGATAAATCTTGTGCCTCATCAATAAACACCAGGTCATATTTTGGACACAATTTCGCCACATTAAATTTTTCAATCATGTCGGTAAAATCATACAGCTTAAAAGATTCTTTATAGTTAGTTAATTCTTTGTTTAAAATATGTAATAAATTTTTTTCAAGTTCGTACGAATACATGCCGGTGTTATATTCATCTTCTATAGATATGCCCTTGATTCTAGCTGTATTTATTAGGTTAAAATATTCACTATTGGAATCCACAAACCCTGTTGTTTCTTGGCCGTCAGAATAAATTGTTACTTCAATACCAACCTGTCTCCCTATATCTTCATAATGTTCATCTTGCATTACTTGACTTTTTTTCATACCCAATCTCCAGAAAGCCAGTGAGTGGAGAGTGCGGAAATGTTTTAGATCTTTTTTCTGTAAATGTTTAAAAGTATCCAGCATTCTATTGACAGCTTCTGTAGCTGCTTTTGTTGTAAATGCAAAATAACCTATCTTATCTAAAGGAGTTCCAAGTTTATAAAAAGTTTTTGCGTAGTTAATGAGCTTGGTTGTTTTCCCTGTTCCCGGAGGCCCGTATATTTTTCTACTGATCATAATCCTAAATTTAAATATATCCAAAGTGCTGTGAATAAAACCATGGTTATTAAATCCATTTTAGCTCCCATGTATCTGTTCCCCTGTATTTTTTTTCTCTTCAGCTGTATATTTTTGTAAGTACCTTAGTAAGATAATCAATGCACTGGTTTCTTTCATCTGTATCATTGAATGACTTAAGTTATGTGTTTCCAGGATTCCGGGGTCTTTGGCTGACATAGTTTCTATTCTTAAACCTATATTCATACGATTCTTTCTCCATTTATGGTTTGGGTCCCACCCTGTGTTTTTAATGACCTCTTTGTGAATAATATACTTTTTATCTTTATACATTTTTTTATGCAAAAGAATATTAACTGCTCTACTAATTTTTTCTTTTTTAGGGGTATCAGCCAGCCATGCTTCTCTAATTGGAAAATTAAAATACTCTCGCCTACATGTCATATCTGTTGTTAACTTTTCAATAGCCTCATCAGCAAAAACAAATATTACGTTTAAATCTGATTCAATATATTTAATTAATTTTTCTGCTGTAGGAAGACCTGTATATAATATTTCAATAACCGTTTCCGGTTTACTCTTGTCGTCCATTAAGGTAATATCTGGAATGATTCTTAGACCATCAAGAAAGAAGGCATACTCCATAAAGATCTTACCCGCATATGGTCGTATGGGTATATAAGTTGTGGCACGTCTTGAGTCATGACAAAAAGGATTTGGATCATAATAAGTTGGTCTTAGTTCGTTTATTTTTTCACAAAGCGTAGGTATACAACTGTGATCCCAGGTCATTGTTTCTCTTATTTCTTTTCGTTTGCTATCGTTTTCGTGGGAATAACGATCCTTACCATCATATGTACTAGCATAAGGTCCATAGACTAATTTTTTAAG